TGTAACTACCAGCATCATAATTACTACCAACATCTTGTATCAAAAGACTGTACTCTAATTTTTTCTGTTGTACAATAATATCTTTGTAATACTTTACATCAGTTGCAGATATATCAATTAATTTCTTTTCTAAAGCAACAAAACCAAGAGTTGTTGTATCTGCTTTGTATATACCTAACTTCTCATCTGTAGTAAAAGCTAGTGATGGAGATTGTCTTGTACCATCACCTAATTTTAAATTACCAGTAGATAAATCTGTGCCACCAGCAGTGACTTGGAATATATCTGCTCCTATTTGATTAATCTTCTGCCTTTGGGTCTCAAAGGTATCCGATTTAGCTACTTGTATTGCTGGCATTTTGGATTAACTCTCTTAATAGTGTCTTTATTTCAGATACTTCATTCTTCAACATATTTATGTCATCCAATGCGGAACCTAGGTGCTTAGACTTTCTCCTTGCTTCTATAGCAGAATCGTCCAGATTCAAGATGGCACCTGTCTTTTGGTCTCTTACAAGACCATCATGTCCTTCAACCTTCAAATAATCCATATGCGGAAATTAGAATGAGGCTACTGCCCTTATGTCTTGAATCTTAGGTACAAACGATGGATCAACACCACGCATGATAACTTTGACTGCAAATGACGAGAATTCTGGTAGATCAGCAATACTATATTTCAGATCTTGATATGATGATTGCTTTTCTACAATACTAGATATTGAGTTTTCACTTGTTGCAATTTCAAATATATCAGGTGATCCATCTCCATTAAAGTATTCCCAATCTATATCCTCAAAGTTCTCTTGACTAGAAGCTTTCTTGAATCTGTAAAGAACTTGTATATTACCAATGTCTTTAACATTTGCTAAGAGATGAACATCAATAGCAGATGCTGGACTCTGTATTGAAACTTCTTTGGTAACATACTTAGCAATAGAAGAACTATTTTTAGATGTATCTTCAGAAACAAAGTCAACACCAGATTCATATGTAACAGAACCAACTTCTAAATATGATGCTTCTTCATCTGATTGATTAGGATACTTGATAAAATCACCAACACGGAAAATATCTGCAATTTGATCTGTAGTTACAGAGTTTCTATTGTATAGAACATTGTCAATTATTCTACCATTGAAGTCATCATTGATTGGTTGCACATCAACTTTCAATGTTAACTCCTGAGTTTGACTATTCCATATAGTAGTTTTACCAGTGATGATATTATCATATGTTTCTAATATGATAGATGGATTTCTTGCAACAATAGTTGATGCTTGATCTATACTAAAGAATACTTGTGATGGATTAGAATCAACAGTAACACTAGTTAGAGAAGATTGATTTCCAAGAGTTACGGTTTCTCCTTTTTGGAAGAACTGACTTGTCTTAACTCTAACGTAAACAACATTACCATTTACTCTTGCAATAGTTCCAGTAGTTTTAGTTGTTGCTCCAACTATTGACTGATCTGGTTGTATTTGAGTGCCAGCATTACCAGCAAGATTAAATTGATAAACAGGATAGAATTTTATTATCTGATCCTTTCTACCAAATCTACCTTCCTGACCTGTAGCATTTTCTATTCTATTAGAAGATGTTTTTACAGTAGCACTTGATAAATCTATTATTGGACTCAAATAAGACTTAGTAGACGACAATGACATTTTATATGTCAAAGATTCTGTCAAATTATTCAAAGTCTCATTTATTCTAGAAGCAACAAATTTTTGATTAGTAAAGTAATGTGGTTCATTTAAAAATGTTTTCTCATAATCAGATGTTGAATATGATGTGTAATTAGTTGTAGTAGAATCAACAGGAATTACATTTGTTGTCTTAACTGATGTTTCTAACTTAGTTCCAGTAAATGATAGATAATGAATTTGTGGATACAATGTTTCATACTTTCTATTATAAGAAGCATAGACAACATCTCCACCACCTATTGCATTAGCAGCAGATTGTGAACTAGATGTTATGTTATATGTGTCAATACCAGAATTTGTTACTTCAAATAATGTACTATTCAATATTGATTGTGTGATACCACCAGTTTCTAGTGCATTTTTGTAGAATACATATGACTTACCACTATCTTCAAATCCATGATCTCTATGAGATACTTTAAGGATAGAGTTATTATTTTTGAATAACTTAGAAGTAGAATTTGTATTTGCACTTGCATTAGTTTCAAATGGATTTGATTCTAAAAGTTCATAACCTGTGCTTTCGTTCTTAAGTAATAATTCTGCTGGTCTAGTAATATTAAACTCTGCACGATATAAAGTAAACTTAAGATCTTCAAATATATCCTCTGTCCAACTTTCAGTGTTTTGTGATCGGTAAACCGAACCTAATGAAGGTTGAGTTGTTATAACCGTACTTGTTGATATGTCGGTCTCTCCTAATTTAGATGACCATAACTTATAATCTATAGAATCAGTTTCTACTACAAGAGCATACTCAGTATCATTCTGTAAATATACTGGATACTCAAACATAAAGTTTGTAGGAGTTGTTGATTGTGTAACACCCTCTGTATCAACCGCTACACCCATTCTAACTGCTGGTGTATCTATTTCTATAGATGTTACTATTTCACATCCTCCAGCACCATTTCCGACGCCTTTCACAACAACTGATGGTGCTTCTGTATATCCAAATCCAGATAGTGATACCTCAGCATTATAAATCTTACCACCAGAAACTTCTATGCTTGCTGTAGCAGTAGATCCGCCAGGTAATTGTGGACTTTCTATTGTTAGAATTGCACTGTCATAGTTAAGACCAGGATTTGTAACTCTGATACCTGATAACTTACCACTATCTTTTACAATAGAAAGAACAAAATCTGTACCGCCTGTATCGTTAGCAAGAGTTACAGATGGAATAATTAGATCTTCGTTTGGTAAGAATGATTTACCATTGTGATTACTGAGAACAACTGTATAACATTGTTCGTTTGTAAGACTATATCTACCAGATGCAGTAGCTACCAATTCTACATTGTTTTTATCAAAAATTTTAAGAATAGGACCTGAAGCAGAAGAAGATGCACCAGTTACATTTTCTCCTTTGAGAACTGACACATTTCCACTAGCAAAACATTTAAGGAAAGTATTTGGAGAAAGAGTTTTTTCAGAACCAGGCACAATGTTCTTAGCAGGTTTTTCTGCATCAACATTAGAAATGTAAGCTTTGACTGGAATGTTAGTGCTCTTTTTACTAAAGAAAAGATCAACACCAGTTACAAAACATCCACCATCTAAATTTTCTACTTTAAATGTTTGTGCAAGAGGATTAGGTCTTATAGGATTATCAGTATTACTCTCAATTAATTGAATACCCTCATTAGATTTGAAGTAAGATGGTTTAGTAGAAACAATACTTGAAGGATTCTCTGGAAGAATACCTGTAGCATAATACTTAACTTCTGTGTAACTATCAACTTCTTCTTTTGGTTCGTTAGTTGCACTAGATGTAAATCTAAATGTCAATATACCAGAAGTAATTGATACTTCTTCAGCAGAAGTGTCATATGGCAAAGTATCTACATCACCAGTCCAAGTTGCATTTTCAGATGGTGGTAGACCAGCAGGAACAACAATTAATCCACTAGCATTACCATATTCATCAGTAGTTATTTCACCATTAAATGCTGATAATGAATTTCCAGCAATACCAGTATATCTAAGATCAGGATTAACCCAACGACCAATATCTCTTCCTTCTAAGAAAACATACATTTTTGTATTAGGTTTCATTCTCTTGATCACATATTTTATAGGAACACTTCTAGCAAAGAAAGCTAAAGAAGTTGAAACTAAACTTTCACCAACACTCTTAGTTTGAATTCCTTTTCCTACCTCATTGTTTTGAGGACTAATATTGGAAGAACTTGCTACAGAGGCACTAGCAACAGAAGTTATAGCTTGTTGTGTATTAACATTACCTAATGAATTGATAGCAGTAAATGAAGTTGATGTTCCAACCCAGTTAACTACGAAAGAATTAAACAAACTTGAAAAACTTTCCTTTACATTTTCTTTTGCTAAGAATATGTTGAATAGATCTGTGTTAGTATCTACTACTAATGGTTCTTCAGATTGATCATACCAATGATCAATAGATGGAGATATTTCTCCATCGCCAACATATTGTAATACAACAAATGGATTTGGATTTAAAGTCTTAGATGCAAAATCATTACCAAGTAAATTTAATGGTGAATATGGCAATGTTACCATATCTCCTGATTTTTGATATCCAGAAACTGATCTTTGATCTTCTCTATTATTAACTTCTTCTAGATTTACAGAATCTTCTTTTGCTTGAGGACGTAGGACACTTTGCTGACTGTCCACTGCACATCTATAATCAAGAGATTGTAAGTTACCAACTTTATGTGCTTCAAAATTATCTACAAAGAAACCAGACTTAAATCTGTCTAGACCAATTTCATCCTTAACTTGCATATTAAGAGCTTGTTGCTCAAGAATACTGAGAGTAGTATAGTATTCAAGTCTTTCAATACGCTTCTCTAACTTACCGATATCACGCATTGTATAACGACGATTGTCTACAGGTGTGACTCTTACATCTTTAGTTGTCTTAGTAAATGCAGGAATATATGCATAGAAAAGAGGTACAGCATCATCAATAGGATCAGGTTTAGATGGGTTGAGTGATGAATTACCTTCTTTAACTATAAACTGACCTTTCTTATCTAAGAAGATACCATCAATACGATCTAAGTATTGAACTTGACTGAATGAGAATGTATATTCTAAATTCAAATCAGGAGCTGGTGTACTAGCAACTACAGCACCAGCACCAGCAAAAGATCCAACAGTAGTTTCAAGAGAAGCAATATTAAGGAAACCAGGAATGATAGCACTACTATCTACTTTAGGTCTGAAATCAATTACATTTTTAAGTTCTAAATTTCCATGAACAGAAGAGTTGAAAGATGGAATCTCATCTTCTGGAACACCTGCTTCATGAAGATAACTATCAATAGTACAGAAGTCTCCTTGAGATTGCTCAAAGTAATCAAATGCAATTAATAGTTGACCAACAGCAGGTTCAAATCCTGGTTTTAAAACAATACGAGAAACATCATATAATGTATCTCTTTGACCATTATCAAATGAATATCTAGCTGTAACGTCAGTTCCAGAAATTAAGTTACCTGCAGAGTCTACATTAGGTGCTTGAGAAGAAGTTCCTTCGTAGATATATTTTAATTTGAAAGCATCAGAATATGATAGAGTTTCTACAACATCTGTATCATAATCAACTCCTCTAAATGGAACAATACGATCACCAGCAGAAGCAACAACAATTCTCTTATTTCTTACGGCAGTCTTAAGTCTTGGTTTTGCGTTTGTTACTTCAAGAGTTGCAGTAAGTTTTAATTTAGGGAAAGTTCCATTAGAAGGAATAGTTCCAAAATAAGTTGATGGTAACTGTAAACTAATACTACCAGATGTAAGACCACTAGCTGTATCAGTAGCAGATGTTATTTCTACTGCATCGTCAGACACAAAAACAATATCACCTTTTACAATGTCAGGTGCATCACCAGGATCTAACACAGTAATAATATAATTTTCTTCACTAAATGCAGCGAATCTTTGTGTACCAAATGGTAACTGTGCAGCAAATGTAATTGTACCACCACCAGAAGATGCAGTAGTTACAAAATCTCTACGGAAGTAGTACTTAATTTTAGTATCATCTCCACCAGTAGATATTTGAGATACTTGTTTGCTACCAGTTGGGAATAGTAATGTACCAGAGTTAGTATTTGCTACCTTAGGACGTAAACGTACAATACTTGTATTTGTAACATCACCAGGT